GCACGGTGTCGGCTCCTGGCCTTGCCTTTGCTTCTGACCTCAATACTGGTTTTTTCAGAAGCGCAGCAGACAAGATTAACTTTGCTACTGGCGGTGCAGAGCGCCTTGAGATTGGCAGCTCTGAGGTTGTCATCAACGATCCCAGCAATGATGTCAATTTCCGCGTGGTGTCAAACAACAAGAATGCCATGCTGTTTGTCGATGGAGGAAATGACAAGATTGGCATTAACACATCATCTCCTGGATGCGTTTCTGGCGGTATCCATGTAGTCTCCGAAAATGCTGAGGGCACCCCGACAGCTAGTGGCGCCGAAGCTGCTATTTTTCAAAGAAACTTTAACTCTGCACAAGACTGCCATATTGCGATTACTGCGGGGACTGCAGGATCTTCTAGCATCAACTTTGGCGACAAAGATGATGCAGATATTGGAATTATTCGATATGACCATGCTAATAATGCAATGGCATTTAGTGCAAATGCTGCGGAGAGAGTCAGAATTGATAGTTCTGGTAATTTACAGATAAAAACTGGCGAAATTGATATGCAAGGGGGCGACAAAACTGTCAAAACTAGCGCTGGTTTCTTGCAAGTCGGAACTTCTGGTTCTCATCACACATCCTTTATTACTGGTAACAGTGAGCGAGCACGCATAGATTCAAGTGGAAACGTAGGTATCGGGTCAGTTGCTCCTACCGCTCGACTAGAAGTTGGTGATGTTGCTCAAAGTGGCGTAAGCGCTGGCGACCTGATTGTTGATACAACAAGCACGTCCGCTGATGTAATTGTTGGCCGCCTAAGCAGTACAAGCAACGACAATACAACATTTCGTGTTAGAGATAGAGGAGATAATACGATTTTATATGCTTCTGCCTCAGGCGACCCATTTAGGGTTGGGAGGAATGGCAGCGAGTTTGCACGTTTCGATACCTCGGGGCGGTTGCTGGTGGGAACGGCCAGCAGCAAAGAAAGCACAGCAGGCATCCAAAATATATCAGCTTCTGATTCAACCATCTTCATTGCAAGTTCAAACACAAGTGCTTCTGGTCAAGCAAAGATAAACCTTGGCCCATCAAATAACATTTCAGGCGCTCAAATTATATGCGTAGCAGAAGAAGATTTTTCTACTAGCGCAAACAGAACTGCTCGTCTTGAGTTTTATACTCGTAAAGACGGGACGATCTCTGAAGCAGGTCAGTTTACGAGCGACTTAAGATTGCTGGTCGGTACTACCACCAGTTATGGAAGAATACACGCTGATGACTTCAACATGAATCCAGTAGGTAGCACTTGGTTGTCTGCTTCCTATGTTGCATCAGGAGCTTTTGGGGGTGGCTACGCGCTTTTAGATGGCTCCCAAGGTTATTCAATGTATTGTGCTGATAATGGCAATGATTTCTTTATTCAGGGCCATACGTCCACAACAGCTTCAGCCTCTGGTGGAGTCAAGCTAAACGACCGTGCAACATCTTGGACAAGTGCATCTGACGAAAGACAAAAGCAAAATCTAGTACCCATTACTGGAGCGATTGACAAAGTTAAAACGCTAAGGACTGTCACTGGAAACTACGAATGGGCTCCAGATACAAGTCACGCCTTTTTGATTGCACAAGACGTGCAAGAGGTTTTGCCTCAAGCCGTCAGTGTGATGAACAAAGACGCGGCAACTGAAGATCAACGATTAGGTCTTGCTTACACAGAAACCATCCCTTTGCTCACTGCTGCATTGAAGGAGGCAATCGCCAAGATTGAAACCCTAGAAACCAAAGTTGCAGCCCTTGAGGCTGGCTAAGTAAACTTCCTCTGACTTCATTCCATCATGGCTAACACCTACGTTTGGAAGATTGCTGATCTCAACCGTGACCTTAGTGACGGTTTTGCTCACACGGCTTACTACACCGTGACTGCAATCAGCGATCAGGTTGACGCTGACAACAACCCTTACAACGCAGGTGCTTACGGCAGCATCGGCTTAGATCGTCCCGAAACATTGGAAGACTTCGATGATCTGACTGAAGCTGACATCGTGGCAGCTGTGCAGGCAAAGCTCGGTGGTGCTGAAAAGGTCACTGAGATCCAGGATTTACTGGCTGCACGCATCGTTGAACAGATCACGCCGACTCAGGCGTCTGGCAAACCTTCTAGCTGGTAAGTCCCTTGGCTGATCGCAAAATCTCAGCTCTGACCGAGCTAACTGCTCCTGCGTCTGGGGATCTGTTCCCCGTCGTTGACATCTCAGAGGCTGACAACGCCGACAAGAACAAAAAGATCACCTACGGAACAATGTTCCGCGCCTTGCCTGATGGCACGGTTGGTGCTCCGTCGATCGGCTTTGCCAGCGATAACGCCACGTCTGGCATCTACCGGACGGCGGCGAACGAGATTGCGATCAGCAACAACTCAGCCTTTAACGCCAAGTTCACGACCTCAGGTTTTCAGGTCGGTTCTGGTACGGCTGCGGCCCAGCTGCACATCTTTGGCAGCGACACGACCGATCAGGTCATCATCGAGAACAGCGATGCTGGCCTTGATACTGCGCCGGATCTGGTGCTGTATCGCAACAGCGCATCACCTGCCGCTAGCGACAACCTCGGCAACCTTGAGTTCCGTGGTGAGAACTCCGGCGGCACAACGCACGCTTACGCCCAGGTCAGCGCACAGATTCAGACCGTCACCGACGGCGCTGAGGATGGCGTTCTTGATCTGATGACGGCCTCAGGCGGCACGACTGCAAGCCGCTTGCGTCTGTATGGCTCGTTCATCGGCATCGGCGAAACCACGCCGACCAAGCCGCTACACCTGACGACTAGCTCCACCGGCACGCAAATTCAGTCGGAATGTACGGCCAACGATGCAGGCTCTGGCGGTGACATCGTTCTGTTTCATCGCCGTGGAGCATCTGGCGCTGGTCTAGACAATGACGTTCTCAGCACCGTGTTCTTCCGGGGCAAGAACGACAACAGCACGCCGGAAGAGCTGAACTATTGCGCGATTGAGGGCAGCATCAGCGACGCCACCGACGAGTCAGAAGACGGCGCACTGAAGTTCAAGGTTGAGAAGGCTGGCACTCTTTCCACGCAGCTTGAGGTCAGCGGAGCAAACATCGGGTTCTTTGGTGCTACGGCTGCGGCACAGTCCACGCACGTTGCAGACATCACGACGACAGCAACCAGTGGCACGCTGCCAACAGCAAACGGCACTGTGACCATCGCCGATGCAGCGTCACCGACGAACGCTGAATTGCTTGAGTATTGCGTCGAGCTTGAGGCAAAGGTCGAAGCTCTCCTAGCCTTTGCGAGTGCGCATGGCCTGATGGCCTCTAGCTGATGCAACGACCTGACCCGATGATCGCCTCGAAGCCTGGTGCCGAGGACGTGCAAGCAATGGCGTCTCGGACGCTGTGGCTTGAGGAGTTGTTCTTCCTTGATGGCCGGGACATGATCAGCCATCCGCAGCATGGTCTGTTCACTGGGCTGGCGAATAAATACCGCAACTTGGATTCAACTGACGGTTACTGATGGCCAAGTCACTTAACGGGAATGTCTTCATTGTCGGGAAACCCAAGCGGACAACGCAAGGAACTGGCAAACACTCCCGCCCCAAAAAGGGGAAGAAGAGATACCGTGGCCAAGGCCGTTGATTTAACTTCAAATGCTCAAAGCTCTTCTTGTGAGTTCTGCCGTCGTTGGCAGTGCTGTGCTGGGATCTCCTGCAATCGCAGGCCCCTATTTCAATCCGGAAGCTAACGTCGGCGCGACTGGTGCCAATGGCGTTGGCGGTGCCGATGTAGATCTGCACGTTGGGATTGAAGGCAATGGTGCCTATGCCCAAATCGGCCCCATGATCCGGGTTCCTGATACCGGCACTGAGACCGAGGTTGGCATCAGCGGGAAGGCTGGTTACGGCTTTGGCCCTGGCTACACCGAGCTGTCCTTCGCCACGATCGACTCTGACACCAGCTTTAACCTTAAAGTTGGCGGCAAATTTGACCTCTGAGCTATAACTCAGAAGTCTCCTCACACAGACAGCACGAGGCTCCCGAAAGGGGGCCTTTTGTTTACCTAGAGCTATGCAGCGCATCATCAACGTCGTCTCTGCTTGCACCTTTGTGTTGGCTCTGGCAAACACAGCCGTGATTGTTGTGGCATTTACTCGTGGCCCATCAATCGTCAAAAAACAGCTCAGCGAGCTGAAGCTAGAGCTGACGCAGACGATTCTTGACCAGGTGCCTGTCCCAGAGGTGCCTAAGCTGCCCAAAGCGACAGGGCCAGCAATCCCCAGTTTGAAGTGAGCGATCAGGTCAACTCACCAGCGCATTACACCAAAGGCCGCGTTGAAGCGATCGAGGTGATTGAAGATGTTGTGGCTGGTGCGCCTGATGCTGTCACCGGGTACCTGGTCGGCCAGGCTCTTAAGTATCTGCTGAGGGCATGGCACAAGGGCAACACCGTGCAAGATCTACAGAAGGCGGCTTGGTATCTGAACCGCGCCATCGACAGGTTCAACCCCTGACACAAGAAAACCCCCGGCGTCCCGGAGGTTCTCAAGGTCTGATCAGACAATCGCAGTGGCGAGGTCCCGCGCAGGGATACTCGGTTGCTGGCAGTGACGGGACTCCGGACGCGGCGGTGGTCGGTATGCCTAGGCCATTTATAGCACAGGAAAAATCAGACCACCATCTTGGTGTTAGCGGTTGGATCGTCGTCGTGAGCTTCCGGCCCAAAGCCTTCAGCCTTGATCTGCGCCATGTCCAGTTCTGGCGCGGGTGCCTCTTGTTTCTGCTCAAACGAGGCTAGCCATTCACGCAAAGCGTCCCCAGTTGGCGTACCTTTGGGCCACTTGACCCACTTCAAAATGGCCTTTGTATCTGTAAACGGCCTGGCACTGTTTTTAGCCATTACGGTATAAACGACGGGCGGCCCTTCTCTCCTGCGGTTTCTCTCAATGAAAAGCTGACCTGCCACGAAGCGATCGCCTGATTTCATGCCGGACATTCCTGATATTGAGATCCCGACGATTGAGATACGGCCCATCCCTGAGCCGCATGTATTCCCACCGCCGGTCACACAGAACCTAGCGCCGCGTCCGATATACCAAAAGCCTGGATGTGCCAGGGTTCACAGAGACGCACACCTAAACCCATCCCTGCTGCGGGATGACCCAAATGGTGTCGGCATCTCTTGCCCTGAGGGTGAGATCCCCAGTTACGTTCCCTTGGATTGGAACCCGCGCAAGCTGCAGATCATTGAGCCGACGCCGACACAGAACCAAGAACAAGAGGAGCCACCAGCACAGCAAAAGGCTGACCCAAAGCCACCACCGCCAAAAGACGAGCAACCGCCAGAGGTGAAGTGTCCGCCAGCAGGTGCCACAGAGGTGGGTACTTTGTCACCCAATGGCCGCAAGATCCTGGAGTCTTACGAGCTGGTCGATGGTGTCTGCAAAGAGGTTTACCGTAACGTTCCGGTGACTGAGCAGCTGGTCAAGGCAATCCCGTCGCCCTATGAGGCAGCGCAAACCGCAGGCATCGCTGTTGTTGCAACCACCGCTGCATTAAGCACGCCGTTCTTGGTGCGGATCATCAAGCCCGTGGTGAAAAAGCTGCTGACCAAGGCGAAGGAGATTGTGACCCGTAAGAAGGAGGCGCGGCCTTCTACTTTTTTGAGGAAGCAGGCGCAGCGGAAGGCGCGGAAATAGCGTGCGTGTGGGGCACCATCTCAACTGGGGGCACTGTGACAATTAGGTCACTGCACACCACTGACATTTGACCAGTAAATTGCACGCCCGCCTTGGCCAGTTCCCCACATTTTTGAGCCCTAAAAAGCTCGTGCTCCAAGCGTTTAGTGGCCAGCAACTGCTCCTGCAATTTGATGTTTGTGTTGACGGCTCGTTTGCACTGATCGGCCAAGCCTCGGTCCAGCGGCACAGAGAAGGTGGCCGTGATGCCGTAGTTCAAAGAGCGCCGATCTTTCTCAAACCGTGGCAGCTCTGAGTAGTAGAGCACCTTGCCTGGGGAGTCAGGCTCGCCGTCATCATCGCTGTCTGCTGTTGAATAAACAGGCGTCCGCGTTGTTGACTCAAACGGCAGATCGAAGTTCCTGCTGCCGGTTACGAATGGGGACACGGTTAGCGTCGGGCCTGGGCACTGAATCCCCTGCGACATCCGGTAAATCGGATGCGGTCCCGTCATCATCTGATAGGCATTGTTGACCACTGAGCCAGTAGACGTACTGGATGGGTTTGCCACTGTTGTGTTGGCGTAAGCAGGGCTGCCGAGTGCAGCGATTACTGCGAGAACACCGACGTACTTTCCTGGACCGTCTCCGTGGTGATGGTT